AGTACCAACTGCAAGATCCATAAAGGATTCATGTACTTCTTGGCCAAAGTTTGAGTTTTGTAAAACCTCAAATACATAATCTGTTACTTCATCAAGATCATTATTTACTTCCTCTCTTTGCTCTTTGGGGACTTCTGACCCAGCAACAAAGTCAGCCCATCTAGCAAAGTTAGGAACTAGACCAGCTTGCAATCTTGATGCAAACTCTTGTACACCTACAACTGCTGTTTCATCAAATATCTTTTCATCTCTACGTTGTCCAATAGACTCAGTATAAAAAGATTCTCTTTGAGGCATTGAATATTCATAACACTCTTCAAACAAAGGAATAAAACTTTCTCTTATTGTCTTTGCTTTCTCATACTTTTCTAAAAAGTTTTTAGCTGTTTCGTGCATATCAACCTCTTCTTGAATAAAAACCTTTACCACCAGAAGGTCCAACAATTAATGACTTAGCTCTTTTTGTACTTGCTAACTGCATAGATGTACTACCTAATCTTTTTTGCAAAGCAGAACTTTTATTGTCATCAGACTCTGGCAACAATGATCTTTGTGATTGAGTTAAGGACTGTGTCCTTGAAACAGATCGTTCAAGATTCTCTTGCTTCAATCTTTTACGTTCTTCTGCTTCTCTACGCTTTTGTTCTTTTTGTGCAGCTTCTACTTCTGGATCAACTGTAGGTTCACTACTTCCACCAAAACACATTGTACAATCTCCTTACATTCTTGACCAAAAATTAAATCTTTGCGTTATAGGTTTACGTTTAAACACATCATAGTCTTTCTTAGCATTAAACGAAGAAAGGGGTTGTTGTCCAGCAATTAATTGTCTGCCCTCTCCAGCACCTAACATTAGATACTGTAATGCATCATGTATATGTGAATACATATTCTTTTCTGGTTTGTCATCATATCTTTCTCCAGACACTTGCATACGTCTGTAACAATAACCACCTTGAAAACCTTTTATAAGTGTAGGACAACGTCTATCAATTAAAAAAGCTGGTTGACCATCTGACATCTTAGTCAACTGTGATGAAACTGACTCTAATCTAAGGTCTACACTATTAGATGGAGCTGGTATTGCTCTTAATCCAGCACCTCTTAATATTTGAAATGGAGTCGATTCATCTGTTTGCGCTCTAAAATCACCAGCGGGATCACCGATAATATTAACATCCAAACCAGAAAACCTTGTTGCTATTTCTTGTCGTAACAATTCTGCAAATCGAACAATACCCATATCAATAGCAACTATTTCTGATTGCAACAACCAACGACCTCTTACTTTCTGACCAAAGACAGCTGCTGGAGTTAATCCAAAATCAACACCAATGTATAAAGGTACACCAACTGCAATAGGTATTTCTTCTTCTGCAATATGTGTTTCACTTACAAACTGGGGATAGACAGGTTTACCTTCCTGTATAGAACCAAGTTTATTCATTACATATACATCTATCCAACTTTTAGTCTTACCTCTAATTAAATTTGGATAGTAGGTTTCTAAAATGTTAGATATGTTCTCTGCATTCTTGTTTACTTCATAACTATCTACATCACCCTTTTCATCTAGCTTTTCTTTCATAGCTGATGGTTGTACATAGAAAGACCAGTTGTCAGGCTTAATTAACATCTGTGCTTGCTCTCTTGGAATATAATCTGGTATCGGAACTTCACCAGCCATAATTGCCCACCAATGATCTTCTTCTGGAGCATTGGTATCTGCAATGACACCAGACCAACTTGCACCACCTTCACGCATAGAAGGATAACGACCAACACGCATAGTACAAGCATCAATAATACTTTTAGGTACTTCTCTTGCCTCGTTTATCCAAATACCAGTTAGCTCTAAAGATAATAATTTTTTTACATCTTCTGGTCTATCCAATGCTAAGAAAAGAATCTCAATATCAAGTTCGTCTTGTTGTATATGATGTGTGTATGGTACTGACCAATGAAACTTACCCCATACATCTTCTGGAAACCAATCAAGCCATGTTTTGATTGTTGTGGTTCTTAACTGTGGGTTTGTATTTCTTATGATAGCCCAACGACTTTTTCTTATACCTTGATCGTTTTTCTTTTGCTCAAGGCTTCTACGAAATACCTCAACACAACAAGCAACAGACTTACCAGAACCAACTGGACCTCTTATACCTCTAAAAAAATTAGAGTCCTTCATAAAAGATTTTATTGTTTGACCATCTGGTTTGTATGTAAATGTATGCACTACAATTCGTCTATCTTAAAATCTTTTGCAGTTTTTAAATGCTTCTCAATAACTTCTGGAAGAATAGTTGCAATCAACTTATCAGCTTCATGATCTGTACAAAACTGTTTAGGAAAATGTTTTAGGTGTACAGTCTTTACAACATGACGAAGTATTCTGCGTTCTTCTTGATTGAGCTTATGAAAATACATTATTTCTTTTTAGTACGTTTGGTACGTTCAGTACGTTTGGTTCGTTCAGTTCGTTTAGATAGATATTTTGGTGGGTTTGGCTTAGCCTTCCTAGAAGGCAACCAAAAAAATAATATTTTAAACAGCATACTCATGTTCGATACTTCCTCACTTTCTTAGCAATACTCTTTGGTTGTTTTACAAATTGTTTACCAGCTCTATTACCTTTTGCCTTTGCTCTATTTGTTGCAGCTTTTTCTGATGCACTCAAACTTTTCCAAGCTGCATCTGGTAAATATCTTTTCTTACCTTTTGATGGAGAACCATCAGAAGTTCTCCACTTCTGTTTACCCCAGTTTAGTAAAGATCTTTGAGGAGCTTTCATTAAGTCCCTACTTCCTTCTGTGCTTTCTTATGTGCTTTTGTAAATGACAAACCTTTTTTCATAGCAATACGCATCATCCTTATATGTTTTGATGTATGATGCTTTGAATGTTTTTGCAAAGTATCTTCTTGCTTTTTAGTCAGTTTTATCATTTGTAACCTCCACCTTTGGCTTTATACATCCTAGCCAGCATCTGTGCTTTTCTAGCTGACCATTGACCAGGTCTACCACCTTTACCACCAGCTTTGATTCTGTTAAATAAACTTTTTCTCATTGAAGGTTTGGTATAATTACCAGCTGCGTTTACTGCCATAATTAACTCCTATTCATACGGCCCTTGATACGGACCACGCTCACCTGGATAACTACCACTCTCATTTGGAGCTACTACCCCATACGGGTCATATCTTAAATACAAGATGTATTCTTTCCAAGCTTGCCTTGCACTCATTCCACCTTGAACTAATTTTTTGTATTTATTATAATCTTCTGCATCTCCAAAATCACCTCTTGGATGTAACTGAATAGCAATAGCTAGTTTCTGAGAAGTATCTTTGCTTTTATTTTCTTTTGCTTTTTTCATTGCAGCAACTTGTCTAGGTGTTTTCTTTACCATATTAAATCCTACTCAAATAACTTTCTTGTTAATATCCATTTAACTTGTTTGTTTGTTTCTTTTTCCAACAAATCAATCATCTCTTGATCTGACATATCATCTGGTTTTAAAACTTCAGTTTCTTGTTCTTTCACGCCTTATTCCTTTTACTGATTGCTCTTGCTTTGGCTCTAGCATCTGCTTTTGAACTAGCACCCCAAGCTTTTAAACTAAGAAGAAGTCTGGTAGGCTTTCCCTTAGAATCTCTTTCTGGACCTTTCATATTTCCCATACGAGCTAAGAAAGATGCACGACGAGGATTATCTCCACTCTTTACTGGAGGTTTGAGTGTTCCACCTTTATAACTAGCTCTTCCTTTAGCGTTTAAACCACCTTTAGGATTCTTGCCTTCTTTTCTTTGCCAAGCTGGAGTTTTTGCCATAACGAACCTTTCTGACTAAAAATGTTTGTAGACCACATCTTGCAGTAACACTTCCACAGTTTTTCCCCCCCTACAGTATGTTGACACGCTATGCATTTAGTCCAGCTGTATGTTAATTTTAATACCACCCGTATGCAGATGCATATGTTTGTCTGGAGCTTTAAACCCTGCTCGATCAAGTATGTCTTTACTGGCTTCTAGCTGAACGTATTCACTTTTTGCACCAGTGCTAAGCTCAGACAACTTATGCGCCGCATACGTAGCATTTAGTCCAAGAGTCTGCTGTATTGCTGTCTGCATATAGGCTTGTACCTTTGGAGTCCGTAATGCCT